ACCTCCATCTTTTAAACATAACTTACAAGATATTGGCGAACATGACCCATTTACTGGTGAACTCAAGGTGTACAACCAACGCTCCGGAATGAGGCTGGTCTTTTCTAAAGACGTACCAAAGAAAGTTCAACAACGAATTCGAAATGTTTTTCCTCATCAAGGTTTCAAAGCCAATAAAGCAAGAAACAAGCTTAGCCGACATATCAATTACTTATCTACGTTAAACGGGACGCAAAATTGCGTCCCGTTTTAGCATTTGACGCACAAAAAATTACAATCAGTCCATTTATCAAAAATGGATTTACGAATGCGATACGTTGTCACTTTATTTTTATTATTGTTACCCACAGCGTCAACATTGGCCGATGATTCAGAAACAAATCCAGTGGCTAAGAAAATTAAATCGACGCTACAAAAGAAAGTCGATAAGCAGTTCGACCAATATGATGGTTATTGCGATTTAATGATTGAAATGGAACATAAAGGAAAAGTAGCAATAGTAAAACGAGTTACTGGAAGCGGAGATACAAAAGTTTGCCGTTTTGCTCGTTCAAACTTAAAAACCGGTAAGCGATATCGTTACAAATATCCTGAAAAATATATCCGCATACATATAACAACTGGTTCGTGAACCTTCAGTTTACAATCAGCAAGACATTCTGCGGCGTTCATTCTACGGCCGCCACGAAACGGTAAAACGTTTTCCTTTGCAGGATAGACCTTGGGATACTCAATGTGTCCGTACATTTCCACAAACTGACGATGTTCGTCACGCCAGAACACAAAGCTTTCCAATTCCTTAGGGCTGAACTCACGACCGGACGGCGTGATAAACACAGCTCGTTTCTCACAGATACGAAACCCAGACCAACGCAAATCATTAGGCAAATAACCAAGTGCTTTAATCAACAGTAGTTTTTCTGCCATTGGATTGATAGGAACTGTGCCATCAAGCCAACGAGTAATCGTGGGTTTGGATACGTGAAAATATTCAGCGCCTTGCTTGATGGAGGCAAACTCACGCCAAAAGAGTGTGCGGAGTGATTCGTGAAACATGACAACGCTCGCATATTGAATAACTGACTAAAAATATTTTTCTTGTTGTTTTGGGCGTTACCGAACGCAACATTATGTGGCGGTCAGGGTTTTAGTGGTTTTTCGTTGATTGCACAAAACGAACGTCACGAATAGTACAAGCAACTTGCGTTATGGAAATCGACAAAATAAAAAATTACGGCTTGGTTATCAGACACTTATGAAAGGCTTAATCAAAGAGTTAGCCTTTGTTAACAAACCACCCTTGGTGCGCATTATGGGCGCTTATATTGAATGCGATTGCATATGCGCATCCTATAAAATGTCTCTCTTTTGAGGGACAATTCAATGAAGTATCACGAAATGACTAAAAACTATATTTTTCGTGAATTTGAATGTGGTTTAACCGTCGAAGAAGCTGCCAAACTTTGTTTAAAAAATGTGAGAACGGTCAAAGAATGGGACAAAGGAAAATCCATTCCTCCAGAGTGTAAACGCTTGATGAGGATGAATAAGGGTAGGGAATTGAGCTCTTGTGAAGATTGGGAAAACTTCGTAATGAGGCATGACCGATTAGAGCTGCCAACAGGACAGTTGGTTACTGCGCAGCAAGTATTGATTGGGGTTGCTTTACTTGAGTTAGGTGCATCGAATGATATAAAGGTTGCTCACCAAATATTGAAGTATGCAAGAGTACTAAAGAAAATCGTGTGATTTAAGGCTCCAACAGGAGCCTTATTTTCTATTCAACCTCTAATGACTCTGGCCAAATAAAGTAAGGACCAAAACGTTTACTGTACTTGAACTCACCACCTAACGATTTTCCTTCTTCGGTTAAAGAATGTTTCCCATCATCGAAAGATAAGTAGCCCTTGCTTACACACATCTGAAGGAAGTCCTCTGTTTTAATTTTGTGCTTCTTGGCTAGTTTAGATGAGGTCAGCTTGGCTTTTTCTGGTTCGGAATCTTCACTTTTAGAAGAGTCATTGACAGATGATGTAATCTTCTCTAGTGAAATACGAACCTCATCGCTAATACGAATAATACGTTGCGCTTCCTCATAGGAGTCTTTGTAGACATTGGGGTCTTCGTCTCGATCAATGAAGATACCCATTTCGTTATTGTTTACTTGGCTAAACTCATAGAGGTTTAAACTTGTAATGATACAAGCACTTTCATTCATGTAGCACTTTGCATGGAGATTTTTGCAAAAGCTGGTACGAACAAAGGAGAGACCTTTAAGCCAATTAATCTCATCAGGTTGTAGCTCGCTTTTGCCATAGACAATTCGAATGTCTATCTTTAATCGGTCTTTGTCTTCCAAAAGCTCTCGAATGCGATCATTCAGCTTGAGAAAAGGGCTGATGAGGATCAGCCTTTCAGAAGCGTTCTTGATCAGTTCTTCGAGGTAGTAGTTTGTTGCACTTGTGTTTAAAAACTTAGCCATTTCATACCCTTGACATATAAAACTTAGCACACATAGGCTACGTCTAAGAAAATATTGAATCAAGTAGCAAAGATTAAAAAAGCGTGGTCAAAATGCCAAGCGTACCGAATCAATCTTGAACAGTTTGTTATGCTTACATTTCGACCAGTTCTGGTTCAGCCGGCGAATAGTGGTGATCATAATTGTCATTTTGATGCTGTAGGTAACGCTCAATGTCTTTCAATTCATATGGCGTATACATTGTTTTTGTTTGTCCCACACCAATCAAATTTACCCATCCAGTAATACCATCCATGTAATCATGAGATACACGATAAATCTTGATCTTTTTGCTACTTCTACATTTTAACTTGTTTGGATAAACACTAAATATGTTCAAGTGCGAGTTATAGTATTCAGCGACTCCAAGAGAAAAACCTATTGCTAAATTGTGCGAGATTGGCAATAAATTGAAGTTATTATTCTGATTGAACATCACCACATTAGGACTCGTCGTGAAGACAGGTCTTATTTCTGTGCTATCGAATTCATAGCCAGTATGATAAATACCAGTGATATGAATTTTTGAGAACATTCCATTTCTAAGCCTAGCTAAATAGTCTATTGGTGCAGGTAGGTTTCTAGCTTCGGCTACCATTGAAAGAAAAAGTAGAGCTTTACACTTTTCGTACACTTCCGAATTAGACTCAATCACTCTTAACATTTTTTTAAAAATACTTTGAGAATAGAATGGTTGAATCTCGATCGGTGGATTAGTTATAAGTTCTTTAATACTTTCATAGTTTTTTACCATATCAGTTAAAATATGCTCTAGAACATCCTCTTTACCATCCATCTTATTTTGAGGATTTAAAAAGCCAAGCAACATTTGGATAACCATAAAGTTAACCATTTTCTCCAGTGCATGGCCCTTTCTACTAACATCAAGCAGTTTGTGGAATTTGTGCTTATGCACTAATTCATTAAATAAAACAGATGTATCTCTCTCATATTCAGATAATTCATCCTCGATATCAAACTTCTTTTGAGAGTCACAATCAACTAACATAAAACAATCTTTGTTAATTGCTATCGATGATATTGGCAACGGAATTTCTTTAATATCATTCTCACCTTCATCTGATATGTTGACGCTATGACACCATACCCTTTGCTTGTCTTTTGGTGCATTTGCAGTGTCATCACTGCGAAAGTTTCTTAAAAACCACTGAGACAACATATGTTGATTTTTCGTATATTTCATAATCCTAACTTCTTGTAAGCATAACGCTTGTTATACGGCAATTCGCCTCCTATTCTCAGCACATTGTGCAGTTTCCTTGTGATATGCTCAATGGGTAACTTCATAGTTTCAATAAGATAAATTAATTGCATAGATGTTTGATTGCTTATTCGAGAATAATCACAATTTCATCGAACCGTTGGAGCACGGTGGAATTTACCCCCGTAATACAGATTCGGGGGTTTGACCTCCCGCCGCACGTCGCGCAATCGTCCTAGCCCGTCCTCACTTGCTCCGCGCGTCCGTCGGAGAGAACCCAGAAAAGAAGAATAAGCATTGCTCGACACTCGCAAGGCTTTGATGTTGTGAGTGTGTAGCGTTCCAGTAGGTTAACGCGCCTTTGATGTGGCTAGTCTCTGCAAGGCTGGTCTAGCAGGAAGGAGGGCGGCAGCATCCAAGTAGCTTTGGGCTGCTAACCGCGCCGATTAAGTAATGAGGCTAGGTTTTGCTAAGGTGGGCGGCTTGGTGCCTCGTCGTCGCTCCGCAACTCCTTATCCTGCGGGGCTGGCACCGTGCCTTTAATTGAAGTAGTCGACCAGTTTGCCTAGGAGGTATCTCGCAAGGTCATACACGAGCACCACAATGACTGCATTCACTATCGAGAGATGATCAAACAGTTCGATGATTTCAACCAGCTGTCCATGCGTTACGTATTCATTCATTAGGTTTCGTCTCCACTAAACAGACCGCCAACGGGTTTGAGTTCAATATCTTGCTCTTGCCGTTGTGCATATTGCTCATACGGCGAACACGTGACATAGAAGTTGGATGCGCCGTGGGACAGCTGGACGAGGCAATCGTCCAGATATTCCATCTTGACGCCCAACTTATTTAGGAACCCGTCATCGAGGTAAGTCACACCACGCGGTGTGACAACCTCAAAATGCACGTTGACGTGTATCGAGGTGGCTTTGTGCCAACGTTCCACCGCAGAGACATAGATACTCTCTGAGTTCGCCAGTGGGAACCAAGCCGGAACGGTGCCTACGTCATGATAAGACTCATTCCCGCAACCAGAACCCGTACAGCCAGAACTACTAGAACCCATGATAGAACCAGGCGAACCACTTTGACCAGGACGTGCTTGACCTTGCGAAGTCGAAACGCCACTTTGCTGCGAAGTTTGATGAAGCTGCGTTCCTTCCGCAGTTGTCGTCTCAGAATCAGAAACCATACCAATAAGCGCATAAACTAAGTACCCAAATGAAAGCACGACCAGTGCCATAGCTGCTAAGAATTTCGGGTTAAGAAAGATGTTCTTTCCAAGCCCCGATTTGGTGATTTGCCCCGTGACGGTCGAGGCGTAGAGTAGGTGGACGTCAAGCGGCACCTTGAGGTTATAAACCACATCGTCTTTGCTTGGTTTGGTGACCGTTCGAGTTGGGTCATGCTCCAAGATGCGCGGTTTCCGGTTGGAAAAGAAGATCCCATCTTTCCCCTTGTGTTGCTTGGCCAACTCCGCGACACCTTTTAACTCTTTCGGGATTTGAGCAAAGTCAGGCGTGAGCAACACAATGTCCCAGTTGTAGTGCCGGTGCTCCATAAAGGCGTTGTTAAAGTTCTCGGGATAGATGATGCGTCCTTGCTCATCAAAACGTGTGCGTTGGCAATCGTCTATCTCGCCATTGTCCAAACTGGATGTATCAATCGTCAGCCAACGAGAGTGAAACAGCTCAGAGAATCCTTCCGGTAAGTGAGGCTCAAACTCAGTAAAAGGGCGCTTGTGTATGTTCGCCATTTTGAAACCTGCATTGACCGAGAAGATTTGCTGACACTCATCAATGAGGATGAACGCCCCAATGGGCGCCCAACAGAAAAAGTATTTCCAAAGCTCGAAACCTTCAGGGTTGCGAGAGCTAATGCGAATGAGCCGAGCCGTATCAGGAAACTTCTCACCAAGGCGTTGTTCAATCACTTCAAGTGGCTGCATGCATGAATGTTCGTAATGCAAATTCGACCTTCACGCAGTGCAGGCAGTAAGTCAAACCACACGGCGCAAGCCGATTTGTAAGAGCCACCGTGACCGTATCGAAATGAAGTAGCCATTCAATCACCAGTTAAAGAAACGCATAACTAAAGACGTAGCGAACGCATCAAAGATGACACGTAGCCCAGAGGTGACGCCGTATTCCGTCAAGATATAACGGACGTCAGAGGGAAGCGCATTAAAGCGGTCTTCGACAAGCGTATAGACGCCATATTCTTCGAGCAGCAGCTGCGCAATCTTGAGTGCGATTTGTATCGAGCAATCTTGATATCGAGCCATACTGAGATAAGCCACATCGCGCCGTATTCAAACGCGTTCTTTATCCATTCAATCGCCACATCAAAGAAGTCGAGAAAGGTTTGCCCAATGTTGGCAATAAACTCTAATGCTGAGTAGATGTATTCCATGTTATTTACTCCGATTACCAAACAGAACCCAAAGGGCGATTAAGGCACAAATGAACAGCACGACAGGGCGCACATAACCCGATACCGCATCAAAACGCTGTAGTCCTGATTCAACGGTTGCGCCTTTGATATTGAAAGACTTGTCGCTTAATGTGCCGTTATTGAAGTTGGTGCCGATAGTGATTAAGCCTTTGATGTCGTCCACATAGCCTTGAATGGATTCGGCTTTTTCATCTATCGTGGTTTGCAGGTTGGCAAAGTCTTCTGCCGTGAAGATTTCGCCAGTGATAGCGGTGCCCGTAGGTGTGCCAAACTCTGAGCCAGTCAGTAGACCCTCAATCGCATTTAAGCTGCTATCGAGTTCGCCCATGGAATCACCAAGCCCTTTTAAATCGTTACGAATACCAATGGTCGCGTTGGTATTGTTGTTCACCGCCGTAGTGATATCGCCGTTGGCCTGTTGGATGAGTGCCTTGGTGTTTTTATAAATCTTGTTGTCATTGATTTGCTGTTCTTGAATGGCTTGGGTGTTATCGACCAAAGAGCCTTTCACATCAATCACCGCGTTGGTGATATCCGCGTGTGACTGGTTGATATCGACGTTAAGATCATGAATGCCTTTGTTCACATCCACATTAAGCCCTTTAATAGCAGAAAGGACTGCCGTGTCTGTCGATTCATCCGTGTCAGGGTCTTCTACATCCGGTTTATCATCAACGACACCGGGATTAACCGTGTTGGTTGAATCGTCGGGTAGGACTGTTGGGTCTTCAATCTCATCGGTTGGGTCATCGGGGTCATGGGTTGGGTCTTCTGGCGTATCCGGTGGAATGATGGGTTCATCAGGCCCATTCACACCCCAGAAAAGTGTGCCACCGTCACACTGACGTCCAGTGTAAGCAAAGCGCAGAGAGCATTGAGAGTCGGGCGTGTACTGTCCATCAGGAACGCCAGTACAAATAATGGTGGATTCGTTTTTGGTCATTTCACATCGAGTCGCACCGTAGTCACCGTAGCACGCGCCCGTCACCAGTTCGCCGTAGACCGCAGGATGCCAATGCAATTTCACCGTATCGCCAATGGACTGTTTGAACTGGCAAGCATCCATACAGGTGCCGTCAGGGTTCTCACCATATTCACAGACCGATTTACAACGTAAGGTGGAGGGATCAAATTCGCTATTTTCTGGACAACGAACCTCGTAATAAGCAAGACCGAGCCCATTATCACAAACCGTTTGATAGGGATAGCGAGCATCAGCATAGGGTGTCTTCTCAAATGTGCATGAGTCGAAATACCCAGTATCCAAAAAACAAGTATTCACCTTGTAAGGGTCAACCCAATCACCTTGAGAGCCACAACCCCTCATTTGCATATAACCAATACGCGCTTCTAAAGCATACGTATGACTACTAGCACACAGAATAACAAGGGCAATAAAAAAACGGAGATAGTGATTCATTGTATAAAACCAATAAAAAAGGGAGCCGAAGCCCCCTTTATCCGTTGATTAGTGAGTATTGATGCCACTCACAAAGCCGTGGAGGAATGCCCCCGCAAAGGCAACACCTAGAACGATAGCGAGAACATCTCCAAGTAAATTACCCGATAAAGGAGGCATAGAGGTGAACCGTTAGCGACGTAAGAAGCCAACAACCATGGTCACACCAAAGCCCAGTGCAGCCATACCAATCAGCCCCGCCACAACCAGTGATACGTTAGCTTGACCACCGGATACCGCAGAGTTGATTGCGCCCGTGATATCGACTTCAGCGAACGCCGGAGAGACAGACGCGACCATAAGAGCAGCGCCAGCTGCGGTCTTTTTGTTTACTACTGCGTGTTTTACGTTATTTACAACAAGTTCTAGTTTTTTCATAAGATTTACCTTTTACTCATAAGGCGAACAACACGACCCACCCAGTGACCAACGACCATGTTGATCAAGAGCACGCCACTGACATACAGGAACAAGTCACCGTTGAAGAGGACTGGCTCCTTATATTCTTGGTAGTCCACCGCCGAAATCAGCACGTATTCTTGGCAATCCGCAACAGGCGTTTTCGTTGCTTTCAAATTGCCATACTGGTTAACGACGGTGACGCATACAGACATTTTTTAGCCTTGAACGGGTTTCATTGAAGCTTCAAAGTGCTTCTTAATATCTTGGTCGACTGGAATAAGCTCAGTCACGATAGCGCCTGCCAATGGGTCTTCTGGGTTAATCTCCAAGCGCAATTGGTATTCACGGCGAGGAACGAGAGCACCAGTGCGCTCAAGAAGCAGGGCATATTCATGGTCAATCATCAACGGTTGGTCCCATTGGGGATTTACATCACCGGATTCACCGATAGTGCGGCGTTTGAATTTCTCCGAGTTGATTTCACGTAGAGGTCGTGACACGTTCAGTTGAGCACTGTCACCACGTGCTGAGTTCCAAGTGATATCCATGCCAAGTACAAAAACGGATTTAGCCATTTGTTAAGTCTCCAATATGTGAGTCACCAACTTGCCGTAGGTATCGGGGAAGGTGAATTTAGTTCCATCACGGACAAGGGAACCGACCACGGTTTCAATGTCGCCCTCATGGAATTCGATTAAAGAGTTCAGAATTTTCCCGTACTGGCGACGCATCCAATGCGCAGAGGCCAACAGGTCTAACGCCGCGCGTTTCGTCGGGACAGGTTTGGTATTGAATTTCTTAGCGGTAGAAATCGAGGCAGCGAAATCATTGAGCGCGGCATACGCGCCAGCTGGATTCAGCAACACATCAACATTCCATTTTTTAAGCTCGACTTCGGAGCGATACCAGACAAGGCCAGTGTTCGCGAGTTTCTGCTCAAGTGCCTTGTTGTAGATACGCCAGTAAATGCGCGAGGTACGCGAACCAATCGAGTATTGCTCTTTGGTGTAAATCGGTTTCCCATCTTTGCCGATACTAGCAATGGTCATGTCTTCATGAAGCACAGGACCACGGCCACGTTCTGCGGTGCGGAAACAGTCGTCACGCCACGCCTTGTAAGCGTATTCGCAATCAAAAATTCCGTCGTAATCGTCATAGGCCAAGTCAACACGCGCCAAAGTTTGCACACCAAGTACATTGGTCAGCCAGTCATGCAGCGACCACGTAGGACGACGGGCAAATACATGCTTGCATCCCGTTCCGTTGATTTGGAAATGCACCGTGTCATTGTTACCGCCGATACCAACGAAGCCGCAAAAGTCCTCACCATCTGGCGAAGTCAGTTTCATGGATTCGGTGTAGAACTGGAAACCCAAACCACGAGGCGCAGACAGCGACAAACCAAGCACTTGATTGGTGAAGATACGCAAGCAATCTTCCAAGTAATTGCGGTAACAGAGTTCAAACGCTTTGTTGTACGCATCAATCTCATCGGAAGTCTGAGCGACCGTCGGATTAAACACAGGTGGAGCAGGGAACTTAGGTGCACGGCAGTGACGCTGTAACAGTCCAGATTTGGCAAAGCTTTGTATTCCTCATGCTTGTGCAATCGACGAACCGCATCATGACAATGACGTAAGTCTTTCACGGCAAAAGTAAAACACAGGTAATCAATATGAACGCTTTGCTCATCGAAACTTTTAAGGATGTTAGTTGCAGTAGCCATCGAACACCCCCAAATTGATACGTTGTTCAACGGTCGTGTTGGTGATGGACACCAACTCATAAGAAGTGAACTGAGAGGAAGCCCAAGACTCAAGATGAGACATGGATTTAAGCAAATCCCATTCGTCGCAACCTTTGACCAACACAGAAACCGTGTAGTCAGGTAGCAAGTCGTAATAGATGATTTGAGCTTCGTTCATGAAATCGCCTTGACCAGTTCCGAACGACCATCCAAGAGGTCGAATACATTAAATTCTGTAGCGATTAAATACAGAATCTTATGTATCGTCAATACAGCAAATTATGTGTTAAAAGACTAAAATCGGTTTAATGACGTGAATTGAGGATGCTACAAAATGTATACAAACAAGCTGCTCGACGCTTATAAAGACAAGATGAACTACGTTCAATACAAACAAATAGCTCATGACTTGGGTGTAAGCCCGCAAATGATCACTGAAGTTAGAAAAGGTCGAACATTTCTTAACGAGAATCAGATACTTATGCTTGCAGACGCTGTAGGCGAAGACAAAGAAAAGGCTCTGATTGGCTTAGCGATGGATAAAGCAAAAACGCACGAAGCGCAGACACTATGGCAGAACATAGGAAAAAAGTTTAACGGACTTGGATTATCAAGCATTTCAATGGCTTGTGCTGGATTAGCCTTAGTGATTGCAAGTCCACAGGAACCACTATATCAGTGCGCATTATGTATATTATGTTAAATTAAGTGTAACCATACGTCAGATTCTTTCTACTTTGCTCTCCTATCTCTTTCAGATTTTAAATTTGAGCTAACTTTAGAGAGCTGATTAAACATAATCAGTATTTACCATAAAATACTTAATATAGATCTTAATAATCTATCGATTGTTAAGATCTATATTAATGA